TCTATATGGTTTACCATATGTGTAGGTATTTCTGAGTCGAACCAGTTTTTATAAACACCTTTAGGTGCAATTAAAAGTAGTCCATTAATTTTACCTTTGTCGTAAAGCATAGATACATTATCTATTAACACTTTAGATTTACCCGTACCCATCTCCATGAAGTACGCAAAGTTTTCTTTATTCCACGATTTTTTTAACGCAGATAATTGATGCTCATAAGGCTTCGTTTTAAATTTATAATCCATAATATTTCTTCTTTCTATTGACAGTGATAACATAACCTTATAATAGGTGTCAATAGGAAAGTTATGAACACAGTTTATATTATACAAGAATTGCCAGGAACTAAAATAGGGACCCCTAAATTTAATATCATGGGAGCACAAAAGTTTGGCACATTAAAAACTTTATTACCAGAACATTCACAAATTATATTATCCCCTGGTCCATTAATTTTTAAATTAAGAAAGTTATTAGATAAATATACAGAAAACGATTACTTACTACTTACCGGAGATCCTGCAATCATAGGTGTTGCATGTTCAATTGTGGCAGATAAAACAGGTGGAAAATTTAATTTATTAAAATGGGATAGACAAGAAAAAACTTATTACCCAATAGAAATAAATTTATATGAACAAGGAAAGATTGAAGAATAAACTTGACATAGGATATTATGATATTATATTAACAGCATCATTAACTACTACGAAAGGTAAAAAGACATGAGTATAAACTTAGAAGAAGACAAAGTCGATTCGTTAGCAAACACGAATGACATGAAAGAATTATCTGAACAGGTTATTAAATTAAGAACCTTGGAAGATAAGTTCGCTGCAAAAGAAGAAGAATTAAAAAAACTAAAAAATGATATGGACGTTTTATCTGGTGAGGTTATACCTACGATGATGACAGAAATGAATATATCAAAATTTAGTTTATCAGATGGGGCTGGCGTAGAAGTCAAACCCGTCTATGGTGCTTCAATTCCTAAAGCAAAACAGGAAGAAGCATTTGACTGGCTTCGTAAAAATGGCTTAGGGGATCTTATTAAAAATGAGATTACCGTTTCCTTTGGTCGTAACGAAGATAACAAGGCGGCAGATTATGCTGTCCTTGCGCAAGGTCAAGGGTATCAACCCACCCAGAAGTTAAAGGTTGAGCCCATGACACTTAAAGCATTGGTTCGTGAGCGTATCGAAAAGGGTGATGATATGCCCACGGATCTATTTAACGTGTTCGCAGGAAACAGAACCAAAATAACAAGGAAATAGAAACATGAACAAAGAACCAACAATAAAGAAAAATGGTGCATTGTCTACAAACATAGTGTTTGAAGCAGATGCAAATGTGCAGACTGGAGTGGTAGGACAAGATGATCTTGCATTACCATTTCTTAAAATACTTGGACAGTTATCTCCAGAAGTAAATAAGAGAGACGGCAAGTATGTTGAAGGTGCTGAACCTGGAATGATTTATAATTCAGTAACAGGTGAACTCTTCAATGGTGAAAAAGGAGTCCCAGTGATTCCATGTTACTACAAACTCGAGTATGTCGAGTGGAAAGATAGAGGAAAAGATGGATCTGGTGCGCCAGTTAATATCTATCCTGCATCTAGTGACATCATGACTAAAACAACTAGAGGTGCAGACTTTAAAGATAGACTTCCAAACGGTAATTATATCGAAAAAACTGCGCAGCATTTTGTGGTAGTCAATAGTAGTTCGCCAACCACTGCGTTGATTGCTATGAAGTCTACTCAACTTAAGGTTAGTAGAAAATGGAATAGCATGATGCAAAGTATAAAGTTGCAGGGTAAGAACGGTATGTTTACACCAGCAACTTTTAGCCATCTTTATCAGCTAAAAACCGTACAACAGTCTAACGACAAAGGTACATGGTTTGGTTGGGAAGTGAGCAAGATAGGTCTAATTGAAGATGCCGCGTTGTATCAACAAGCTAGAAGTTTTTCTGAAAGCATTTCAAAAGGAGATGTTCAAGTTAAACATGGCGAAGAAGATACTGCGAAGTCTTCGGATGGATCAGTTCACATTATGTAAAATTCCCTCCGGGAATAGTTGCAACAGGGGTGGCAAAGCGAGAGTAGAGTCACCCCTACTAAAGAGGAAAGATGGAAAATAAATTTATAGAAATATTTACAGGTCTTAAAAGAGATTATGGTTACGCAGATATAAACTCTGCATACAAAGACCCAGCGACGGGTAAACTAAAATTAAAATATGGCTGGGCAGCAAAAGAATTATTAGAGTCCGATTATTTAGATCATCTTACAGGTAAAAAGTCTATTGGTATTCAACCTTGCAATGACGAAGGACTAGCAAAGTTCGGAGCAATTGATATAGACTCTGATGAGTATGACAATTTTGATTTAAGAAAATATTTAGAAATTATTGATAAAAAAAATATTCCAGTAATACCCGTTAAATCTAAAAGCGGTGGACTACATATTTATGTGTTTTTTAAAGAGCCGGTCAAAGCGAGTTTTGTAAGAAACTTTTTAGACAAATTACTATTTACATTTGATTTAAAAGCATCAACAGAAATATTTCCAAAGCAAACACAACTTGGTGTAGGCTCCGATCAAAAACCAATCAACGGTAATTTTATTAATCTACCTTATTACAATCGTAATGAAAGAGTGGGTGTAAATTTAGATGGTACTGAGTTTACCTTTGAGCAATTTATAAAAGTCGTCGAGGCTAACACAAAAACAAAAGAAGAACTAGAAGAATTTGCAGATGAATTAATTAGACTAGAACTTACTGGTGGTGCAGATGAATTTATAGATGGTCCTGTATGTTTACAAAGATTATCAAAATCTAAATTAGATGATTACAGAGACAGATTTATTTATAACTATATGGTTTTTGCCAAAAAAAAATACCCTGACAATTGGGAAGAAAAACTTTTAGAAGGTGCTAGAAATTATATTGTTTACGATAACATATGGGGTGATGAGAAAGTAAAACAAAAAATTAAAGCTTACAAAAAAGATACTGCAGGCCATACTTGTTCAGAAGAACCTATCAATAGTATGTGTGTTAAATCAGAATGTTTGAAAAGAAAGTTTGGTGTAGCATCAGACAAAGTAAAAAGATTTCCAACACTATCTGCACTTATTAAAATAACTCATGTACCAGATCCTGAATTTAGATTTACTGTTCATTATAACGATAAGGTTGAGGGTGAAACTACGCAGCAAATAATTGCAAAAGATATTAATTATATGATGGACCAAGAAAAACTTAGACGTTTGATAGGCGCACATACCCCTGTTCCACCTCCCCGAATAAAAGATAATGACATGCAAACTATTCTAGACAATCTATGGCAAGGAATGAAGATACAAAAAGCTCCTCCAGGGACTTCTCCAAAAGAGATATTACATAAACATTTAGAGGATTATATTTATGGTGTTCCAGCTGTAAGTGACGCTGCATTCAGAAGTGGTAGTACATTAATAGATACGGATGGTTATGCCTATTTTGTATACGATCCTTTTTATAATTTTTTAAAGAATAAAGAATGGAAAATTAAAATAGATAAGACAGGACAAATGTTAATAGATTTTTTCAAAGCGGAACTGGGACATGGCAAAAGATATCCTAAAAAGTCTACACAAAAAAAATCAAACAATCCAGTAAGATGTGTAAAAATTTCTATGAGTAATTTTAAAAAAGAAGAAAATGAAATAGAGATTTTACCAATGAAGAGTAAAAAAGATATTCTTTAATGACAAAGGTTACAAAGATTTATGGCCCTCCAGGTACAGGGAAAACGGAAAAGTTAATTCGAAGAGCCATGGCCTACATAAGAGTAGGTACTCCAGTAAATAAAATAGGTTACTTTGCATTTACTCGTAAAGCAGCGCATGAAGCAAGAGATAGAATGCTTAAGAAAAATCCTCAGTATAAGAAAAAACAACTTAGATATTTTCAAACATTACACTCTTTAGCTTTTCATAGTTTAGGACTTAGAGAAGAGAACGTTATGCAAGACTATCACTATAATGATCTTGGAAAATTATTAAGTATAAGAGTCAATGCTAAAAAAGACTCTGATGCTTCACCTTACTTAACCTGCGATAATGAATATTTTCAAATTATTTTAAAAGCAAAAGAAAAAGATATTTCAGTGTGGGAAGAATATTGTACTGGAGAACATTCAACAAATGTAAAACCTGATTTGTTAAAACATATTGAGGCAAACTATAATCACTACAAACATCCAGACATAAATAACTTAGTAGACTTTACCGATATGATTCATAATATTGTGCAGCAACCAAACAAAGTTCCAAACTTTGATGTAGTCTTTATTGATGAAGCTCAGGATCTATCTCCCATACAATGGAAACTGTATGACATATTAAAATCTAAATCAAAAAATATTTATTTAGCTGGTGATGATGACCAGGCAATTTACGGTTGGGCCGGAGCAGATGTAGATAGATTTATTCAAGAGCCTGCTGCGGAAAAAGTATTATCAAAATCTAGAAGGATTCCAATAGCAGTACAAGATGTGTCAGAAATTATTACGGCACGAATCGCAGGACTTAGAGCCACTAAAAATTATTTACCAAGAGATGAAGAAGGATTGTGTAGTAAAATCAATAGCTTAGAGAATGTAGATCTTTACCAGGACAAGTGGTTAATCTTAACTAGAACTTTGTCTAGAGCTAAAGAAGTATGTGATTTATTAAAAGTAAAAGGTTTGTATTATGAAAACAAACATCAAAAAAGTTACAACACTAAACTTTACAAAGCAATTGTTAATCATAACAAATGGTTAAATGGTGAAACAATAACTGATACAGCTAGAGCAGATATAATAGAATACTTAGGAAATAGAGAACTTGTAAAAGATTTAAAATGGTTTGAATGTTTTGACAATGCACCGGCTGATGAAAAAATTTATATAAGATTAATGTTGTCAAATAAAGAAAAATTAAGTGATGATGCAAGAATCAAAGTATCTACTATTCATGCTGCAAAAGGAGGTGAATGTAAAAACGTAATTTTAGTATTAGATAATGCTAAAAAAATAAGAGAAGCTACTACCAATAGCATAATAAAACGTGACGAAGAGCATAGAGTATGGTATGTAGGTTGTACGAGAGCAAAAAGAAACTTGTATTTAATGAGAGCAAAAATAGAACGAAAGGGATATCCATTATGACATCAGAAGATATATTTAAAGAATCATTTCCACAATACACTCAGGTAGGCGGGAATCACTATACAAAATTTCCTATTCAACCTTATGAGTTTATTTCTAAAAATGATTTATCATTTTTTCAAGGCAACGTTGTGAAGTACGTTTGTAGGTATCAGAGAAAAGGTGGGGTTGAAGATCTTAAAAAGATTGTACATTATTGTCAATTAGAAATGTTAAAAATAAATGACATGAAAAAGAAAAAGTAATGCCTAGAAAAAATTATAAACGTAAAACTATCACAGTGAATAAACATAAATTTTATTTAGAAATTTATCATAATTTAATTGATTGGGAGATATTTCCTTACAACCATGATGCAGCTTTGTATGCATTTAGTAATAAAGATAAATTAAATAAAATAGTAACTAATAAATATATATATGAGGTAAAAAATGATTAAAGATGAATTAGATATAAAAGCTTTTTACAAAGGAAAAGAAGTTAAAATAATTGAGTTACATCATTTAGGTTTTTTTTATAGTGGACTTACAACTCTTGCAACTAAATGGAAAGTAAAACCTTTTGATGTTTTAATGAAAGACGTTAGTGATGAAACCACTCAAGCTGCTTTAAACATTATGATTGGTTTAATATATAAAGATATGTGTACTAAAAGTGGACCGGTAATAAATCTTAAAAAATTTAAAAACGAAATGTTGTTAAAAAATAAAAAACCAAAAGTATTTTTAATGGAGTCTGATTATTTAAAAATTCCTGACAATGATTTTGATAATGGAATGGGGTTTTTAAAAAAAATTGGTTTCATAGGACAGGATACGTATCATAACTATATTGCAATTAATAATTCGATTATGGATTATTGTAGAAAATTAGGTAATTATCTTTTTAATACTTGGTATTGCCAAGAGTCTTTTAAAAGAAATACTCATTACTTTGGTGATCATAATAGTTATGATCATTATAAAGCTTCTCAAGAACGAAAACAAATTAGTAATAAAACTTTAAATTAAAATGAAAGTACCTCTATTTGAAGCACAAACCGAATGGAATGAACCAGAGGAATATCCAGATCTAAGAAAATACGACGAGATAGCAATTGACTTAGAGACAAGAGATCCTGATTTAAAATCTAAAGGTAGTGGATCTATTATTGGTAATGGTGAAGTAGTAGGTATTGCTGTTGCCGTACCTGGTAGAAAATTTTATTTCCCAATTGCTCACGGATCAGGGCCAAACATGGATCGTAAAAAGACTTTAGAGTGGTTCAAAGATGTTTGTGAATCAGATGCTATAAAAATATTTCATAATGCGATGTATGATGTTTGTTGGATTAAATCTATGGGCATACAAATCAATGGACAGATAGTAGACACCATGATTGCAGCATCATTGATTGATGAAAATAGATTTAGATTTGATTTAAATAGTTTGTCTTGGGATTATTTAGGTCATGGTAAAAACGAGTCTGCACTAAATGAAGAAGCAAAGTCTAGAGGACTAGATCCTAAAGCAGATATGTGGCAACTGCCAGCAATGTATGTTGGATCTTACGCAGAGAAAGATGCAGAACTTACATTAGAACTTTGGCAGATATTTAAAAAAGAATTACTGCATCAAGATGTTGAGTCTATTTTTGAACTCGAAACAGATTTGTTTCCTTGTCTGGTAGACATGAGATTTCTTGGGGTGAAAGTGGACGTTCAAAGAGCTCATAAATTAAAGAAACAATTAACATTAGAAGAAGAAACATTACTCCACCAAATAAAAAAAGAAACAGGAGTAGATGTTCAATTAATGGCTGCAAGAAGTGTTGCCAAAGTTTTTGACAAACTTGGTTTAACTTATGAAAGAACTGCAAAATCACAAGCACCCTCTTTTACTAAAAATTTTATTTCTAATCATGAACATCCTGTAGTTAGAATGATAGCTAAAGCTAGGGAAGTTAATAAGGCTCATACTACTTTTATAGATACCATAATTAAACATGAACATAAAGGTCGTATCCATGCTGACATAAATCAAATAAGGTCAGATCAAGGCGGAACTGTGACCGGAAGATTCTCTTATTCAAACCCTAATTTACAGCAACTTCCTGCCAGAAATAAGGACCTTGGACCTATGATTAGGTCTATTTTTATACCCGAGAAGGGCCATAGATGGGGTAGTTTTGACTATTCTCAGCAAGAGCCTAGGTTGGTAGTGCATTATGCAGCTTTACACAAATTTCCGTCTGTAAATGACGTTATAGATAATTATGAAAATGACACCTCAACGGACTTTCACCAGGTTGTAGCAGACATGGCAAAGATTCCAAGATCACAAGCCAAGGTAATTAATCTTGGATTGTTCTACGGTATGGGTAAAGCCAAACTCCAGGCCGAACTTGGTGTATCAAAAGACAAAGCAGTAGAATTGTTCGATCAATACCACGCTAAAGTTCCCTTCGTTAAGCAGTTAATGAATAGTGCTTCCAATCGTGCCCAAGAGCGTGGTCAAATTCGAACTCTCTTGGGACGATTGTGTAGGTTTCATTTGTGGGAGCCTAATCAATTCGGTATGCATAAAGCATTGCCTCACGAAGAAGCACTACAGGAACACGGACCAGGGATTAGAAGAGCGTTTACTTACAAAGCATTAAATAAATTAATACAAGGAAGTGCTGCTGACATGACAAAAAAAGCTATGTTAGATTTATATAAAAACGGTATAATAGCACACGTACAAATTCACGATGAACTTTGTATTTCTGTAAAAGATCAAAAGCAAGCAGATGAGATTGTTGAGATCATGCAGAATGCAGTTACTTTAGAAGTCCCCAATAAAGTAGACTGCGAATTAGCAAACAATTGGGGAGATATTAATGGTTGATTATGTCTTATTTAAATGCGAACATACCTATTCAATACGCACAAATACGAAGGGAGTATTTATATGATCTTAAAAAACATAAAGGAGAAGTCGAAGACTGTATTATCTTTGGCCTCACAAGTATGGGCGGTCGTGCTATCTTATGGCATGCCCTTATGGAAAACGGTGCAGTCTTTTATCGTCTCCCAATTACGGCTTTTATTCAACGTGGTTATGAACCCTCAGCTGTTCCACATAAGAGACTTGATGAATTGGAACTTTGGAATTCTTTTAGTTATTATCCTGCTGTTACTAGTTGGAATATTTTAACCGCAGCTTCAGGAAAATACATAGGTAAGGACAAAAAATGGCATCATGGGTCCTATTTATTTACTGTTGACTGGGCTCATCCAGATAGTAATATAATAGATTCTGATCATTCAGAAATACCACACGAACACAAGTGTGCTCACATAATAGCCTTAGATGACGGCAATTATGCGGCTCAACCTAACAACAGATGCATTTGGGATCTGCCTTCTTTTACAGTAAAGGACAATATTCCTGACTGGAAAGTACAAACTAACGAATGGAATGTAGAAGATACGGGTCGATGGAAAACAGAAGATACCGATAATTTCTTTTACGAAATTGAGGAGAAAAAACATGATTAATGTTGTAAATGGAATATGCACGGACTGTGGACATAGACACAGAGGAATTGCACAATGTAGTTTTTGTGATTGTGTTTGGGAAAAAATAAGCATGATTAAAAAAATAAAAGAATTTTTAAGAAGATTAATTTTTTGGACTAGATGATTATGGAGTATCTGAGGATGAACTATTATTTTACAGGCGTCCTAATATTAGGTTTTTTATTTTTAGCTCTTTGTGGAGGACCAGTTAGATGAGTAACAAACCATTAAACATCGGAGACGAGGCAAGAGTACAGATGCCGATGAAGACGGTAGCTAGCCTGATCGTGCTCGTCGCAATGGGCGTGTTCGCTTATACGGAGCTGACTGCGAGGTTGGTATCGTTAGAGACATCGCGTGAGTTGTTTGAGAATGATTTGTTAAAGAAGTCAGAACAAGTGCCCACGGACCAGGAGCAACATTTTTTAATCGAAGATCTTTACAAGTCTGTTGAGAAAATGGAACAGACTCAAGAGATGAACATGACTAACAAAGTTAATATAGAATTTTTAAGAGAACAATTAGATAAAGCACTAGCTGATATTGAAGTGTTAAAAGATAAGGTAAGACAAAATGGCAACGGGACGTATTAGTAGAAAAGTTTTAGATCACATCGCACAGATAAATAAAGAGAATAAAGCTGCAAGTCTTGCTAAAGAATTAAAAAAAGAAGTAGAAACTGGCAAGCATGGTACACAAAAGTACGTGATCAAGCAAGGTGAAAACAAAGGTAAGATTTTATGACAGAGTTGGTGGTAGCACTTCTTATGATTATTAACGGAGAAATTAAAGAAGCACGTATACAAGAGTCTATGTCTAACTGTTTGAAGGGCAAACGTGTCGCAAAACGTGAAGCTAAATCACATGTAAAATATCAATGTATAAAATCTATGGCTGAATTAGAAAAAAATATAGATGGATCTTCATCCATTAAAAAGTTAATATTAGAGTAATGAAACTTACACGAAATTTTTCTCTTCAGGAATTAACCAAGTCAGATACAGCCATACGTAAGGGTATCGATAACGAACCTAACGCTGATCAGATAGATAAATTAAAAGCACTATGTGAAAATATTTTACAGCCCGTACGTGACCAATTTGGTAGAGTAAAGGTGACTAGCGGGTATCGTAGCCCTGAGCTGTGTGTTGCCATAGGATCTAGTTTGTCCAGTCAACATTCAAAAGCTGAGGCGGTTGATTTCGAATGTATGGGAATTGATAACGCTGAGGTAGCAGACTGGGTTAAAATGAATTGTGAGGTAGATCAATTGATCCTCGAATACTACACGCCTGGCGAACCTAACTCCGGATGGATCCACGCAAGTTACATACCATTCAATCCTAGACATCAATATCTAAGAGCATACAAAGAAGATGGTAGAACAAAGTATAAACCAATAATAGGAAAAGCAGTTGACCTTGTCTAATAAATTTAAAACATTTACTAACATAGATACAGTGCATGGTATTTGTGAAGAGTGTCAAGAAGATACAATTTTAGTTGCCATTGTATCAGAGTTTTATAGATGTACTAATTGTGGGTCCGATACTAGACAACACATTAATGGTAGAATAAGATATATAAAGTTAAGTGAAAGCGATAAAAAATTTATAAAGGATCATGGCTAAACAAAAATTTACTCACTTCATTCCTAGAGACAAGCCTAAAAAACGTGGGCCTCGCCAACACAAGAAAAATTTAAATAAAAGCGAACGTCGTCAAAAAAAACAAACACGTTACAAAGGACAAGGTTAGGCTTCTGTTTTACCTTCGTCTATATTTTCAATAGGTGTGCATTTATACTGTGGATACAATTGTTCTTGAATTATAATTTCTCTAGTAAAAATACTGTCTGAACCATATAATATATCATAAGCCTCACCTAACCCATCATGAACACAATCATAATAATCTGGTTTAATAGCAGGATATTGTGGTGGAGTTCTACATTCTCCAATAACCGCAGAACAAATATAAACAACTAATAAAAATTTCATACTACCCTTGACATAAAGAAGAATATTTTGTAGGATATCCTTATATTAAAAAATGAAAGGATATAACAGATGACTGATTTTAGCAAATACAAAAACATCTCTATAAAAAAAGAGACGTATGCGAAAATTGACAAAATTAGAAAAGTGTTAGTACCTGATGATCCCGAAGTATCGAGAGCGCAGGTGGTAACTATTCTAGTAAACAAAGAAGCCAAACGTTTAAATGGCAAACTTAAAGACTAACCAATAAAGGAGAAAGTATGAAATATACCGTAGTAAAAAGAATACACTTCTCACATGCAAATGACTATGTGACAGTGATTAAAGAAGCAGATACATTTGAAGACGCTATGAAGTTTAAAGTAGCAGCTGAAATGTTAGAATCAAAAGAGTCAGAAAATGTTATTCAAATTTTGATTAACACTGATGATGCTTTTGACTTTACACAAAAGCCTTTAATGTCAACGGATGAAGTTAAACAAGCTTCATGATGACGGAACTTAGAGACGAACATTTGGAGGTTATAAGTCGAAATAAAGCTATAGCTTATGATAAGGAGAATAGTAATAAACTTATCAAGGCTCAAGAGATTTATAACCGAACTAATGGTTTACAAAATATTTCGGAGCATGAACTCAAAAAATTTAATGAGTTGATGAAATATAAATTATGATGTCTGAAGAAGACATTATTGAATACAATAAACTAACTGAACAGTTAGAGTTATTAAAAAGAAAAAGGGTCCCGACAGATGATCGGGGCCCTTTGGATCTTACGAAACAAATAGAAGTTCTAGAATTTAGGAACGAGAAACTACACAACTATAACCAAAAATTAATCGAAGAAATAAGATCGCTTCGATCTAAATTATATGTGAAAGGAAATTAATGATTAAGGGAGACAGTAAAGATTATAATCTACTTGCTAAGTGGGCAGATCAATTAAGTCCAAAAGATTTTTATTTAACTGTAGAGATTGGTGTTCGTGAGGGTTATGGTTCTCACGTCATTATGGAGAATCTTAAAAATAAAAATCATTTTCACATAGGTATAGATCCGTATGGAGATATTACGTACGAACATTTAGATCCTCAACCAGGCATAGCCCACAGATGGACAGACTTTAATGGTGATATTTTGTACAACGAAGATGGTTCATTTAAAAGTCCAACGTACCCTAACTCTATGAAACAAACTTTCTTAACTGCTTTTAACAAACACGAAAATTTTATTTTATATCAGCTGGAAGACATTGAATACTTTAATGCGTTTGGCCAAGGTGTACCTATCTATTACAAAGGTCAAAAAAAGATTATTAATAATTATGACTTCGTACACTTCGATGGTCCACACACTACCGCTGCAGTATTACATGAAGCTTTATTTTTTGCTAATCGTTCTAATCCTGGAACTAGATTTGTATTTGATGATGTAGGTACTTACGACATAGATTCAATTCAACAAGCGTTAACACATTATGATTTTTATTTAATGGAACGAGGTGAAAATAAAATATGTTTAGAAAGGTCTAATGGCTTACAAAAATCCTAATGACCCCGAAGTATTAAAGAAAAGAGCAGAGATAGACTTTGCATACATGAACACGGAACGTGGATTTGTAATGTCCTGTATCTCAAGAAAGTTTAAACCAAGTGCAGAAAGATATGGTGGCCACAAAGCACATGAGTCTATGGACAAGAAAGAGTTTTGGAGATTGTACATGAACCATATTATTTTTATGAAAGAAAAATTTCCAAACTCGGATGGTAGACTTTGTAGATATTGTGAGCAGCCATTTACATTTGAAACTAAAATGGGAACTAGGGGTAAAGGAAAACCTAGTCGTCGTTCAACACAAAATCATACTAATTTTAGTATTGATAGATACGATCCAAGAATTACTTATCAAAGTAATAACATTATTTTTTGTTGTTTTGGTTGTAATGATAGAAAACATAACAGTAACCCGGATGACTGGGAAAATTATTTAAGAATTGGAAAGGAATTAAAAAATGATAAAGATAAATAAAAGATTTTACTACCCAACATCGACTCGGAAAATAATTGATGGTAAAAGACATTACCTGGTAGGGGAAGAAAAATTACCTAGTGTAACTTCTATATTAAAAGCCTGCGAGAGTGATGAGAAGAAAGCTTCGCTCGACTCCTGGCGAAATAGAGTGGGAGAAGCTGAGGCTAAAAAAATTACTGAGACTGCTGCAGCGAGAGGGACCCTTATGCACTCGGTTCTTGAAGGATATATGTTAGATAAACCGGTCGTGGATCTAACGCCCGAAGGAAGACATGCTACGAAGATGGCACAAATAATCGCGGACCAGGGATTAAAAGGTAGACTCGAAGAGTTGTGGGCTACTGAGTGTGTTTTATTTTATCCGGAGATGTACGCAGGTGCAACCGATGGTGTTGGAATGTACGAGGGTAAAGAGGCCATCATAGATTTTAAGCAAACAAATAAACCGAAACGAAAAGAATGGATCGAGGACTACTACCTTCAACTTGCAGGATATGCAATTGCTCACAACCAAATATATGGCACCAATATCCAGTTTGGAATCATTCTAATGTGCAGTAAAGATTTATTATTTCAAGAGTTTCCCGTAGAAGGCGAAGAATTCAGACATTATGCGAACGAATGGTGGAAAAAAGTAGCACAATACTACAAGCAGAAAAAAGAATTTCAAGAAGTGGTTGACAGATCCGGGATGTGATGTTATATAGGATATTATATGAAAGGAATAAATATGAAAAACGCTCTTGATTTACTGGAAACATTTACCGAATATGAATGGGAAAGAGCCAAAAAAGAAATGGCCAAACGAATACCATCCATGAATATAAATGAGATGTCTATGGATGAGTTCAAGGTATTGACTAAATACTTAGCTAGTCCAGACTTTGAAAACATAGATGACTACAGAAGGAGGCTGCACTAATGAAAAAAGAAAAATGGGATGGCCAATCAAGGCCATCCAACGATTTGTACCGAAAAAATTTTGATGAAATATTTAGTAACAAAGATCTAAAGGGAACTACACTTTGTAAAGCAAAGAATTGTAACAACCATCTGTACAAAAATGAAAGCCCTAGTTTAAAGGGTTATTGCATGGATTGTGGCTAAAAAGCCACAATTTGTTGTATATTTGCAACACTTATGGCAAGAATAAGGCGAGTTTTTGCCTATAGACTTTTTTTGCCAGAAAAATTTTTTTATTTTTTTTTTTTTCAAAACCCTGTTACAATGCCTACAATCGTTTTTAAAATGCTATTATTAGCATATATCAACACTTATAGACGATATTTTTGTAACAAAACGCTGTTACAATGGTGTTACAGCTGTTACAATTTACAATAATTGGCTTATACCAACACTTTTAGCAAACCCGTACGCGCGCGTAAGAAAAAGTTTTTGGAAAAAAATGTGCCTAGAGAAAAAACCTATAGGTGCTATACAGGGATATGATCAAGAAAAAATCCAAATATAAATCAGTCCTTATAAATAAAAAAAGATATTACTTTTACAAAATTACCTGGTTGGATATTTTGGGTGACGCGGGGCATGCTGATATCAATGAGTTCAATGAGATGAAGCCTGCAGAAATGATAACTCATGCGTATATATTTTCAAAAGATAAAAAGAATCTTAAAACTTTTGCATCTTATGATAGCCACTTCGAGTCTTTTTCGGATCGTAATGTATTTCCAACAGGCTGCATAAAAAAACTAGAAAAAATTAATCTTTAGTCTCTTCAATCACTTCTGCATCAGCATCAATAATAGGTTTAAAGTTTTTTAATGCTTTTTCTAGTTCTTTGTCTAACTCTGATTCGTCAACATTATCTAAATTTTTATGTAGATGTAGATTAGTATTATTTTGAAATCCTGCAGCTTTACCTCTAGCTATTTCCATATTACCTGCAGCACTCCAGGCTTTACTCTCCCTAGCTTCATCTCTAATTTTACCTAGTTCCGCCAGGTGTTTTTCATAAGTGATGTCATATTTTTTTAATTTTTCTGCTCTGAGTTTTCCAATGTATTGAGCAACTAATGGATACAGAGATGGGTTTTGTAATTTGCTAGCGGATACATAAGCTGAGTTTGGATCGTAACCTGCTTCAATAGCACATTCAGAATCAGTTTTTCGACCTTCTTCTGTTACTATTAGATTTGCAAATTTAATTTGTTTCTCTGTAAGTCTTTTTGGAACTCCCATGCTTGCAATATAAATTATTTTTGGTATATGTTCAAGTGATGGTATCAGGAAAGCTATTAAGACAGGCCCTAGAGAAGTTTATGAAATCGCCAGTAGCACAAGAGGCAAGAGTACAGGTGTGTTTACCCGACGGAAAATATTACGACATCAAGGACATTAAATTAATGGAAAACAAAATACTTGGCGTGCGTGAGACTCATAGATTGGTGATGACTTTGTATTCCTCAAAATGGAATATGGGGGAAGTAATTAAAAAAATTGATTAGCCAGAAAGCAACTCACTTAGCCTAAAAAATGATTAAGGGAGAGACTAAATTTTGGCATGAAATTAAGGCGTTCAATATTAAAAATAATTGCGAATTATCATTTACACGCTTGGAAAATAGTGCTGCACACGGTACTCCTGATCTATTGGTTTACAATACTTCTGGTCACTTTTTCACTATAGAATTAAAACTAAATTTGGCTAAAAAAATTCGGTTTTCTCCACACCAAATTGGCTTCCATATCAAGCATCCGCACAACAGTTTCATCATGGCCAAGGGCCTCTGTCAGACAGACATAAAACTTTATGAAGGGTCCAAGATCCGTGATCTTGTAGCCGGTTCTGCCGAACCGTGTGCCACGGGCATGATGTCAAGCTTTAAATTTCTACAAAAGGTTTAGCGTCCTACATATTATAGGACTAAAGTCAACGGACAAAGTGTCGCGGCCCCAGAGAAGAGCTTGTGGGCGGGACCCACCCTTTTTATTTTTTGTTTCACGTGAAACATGCGCCTGCGACCTGTGGCCTGTGGCCTCGGCTTGCGGACTGTGGTGCGTGCTTGTGGGCGGGACCCACCCTTATTTTTTATTTCTGCTTGAGGTCTTTGCAGGTAGGGAACTAGCACCTGCTACTAGCGGGCCGTTTGTATAATAGGCGCGCCCGTGACCTTGCTTGAGGGCTGGTGGAATACTACCAGCCCTCTGTTCAGTTACTGATTGAGTCTTCTCAATCCTTCTAACACTCGAGGCGTTAGCAGCCCTGAATTCTTTTTTAGTGTTTACCATAACTAATATTCTTAATTTTTGGGTTCCAGCATTTTCTACAATCTAAACATTTGCCGCCCTGCTTTGGCGCTGGACAGCTAGGTTTTTTTGTAACTACAGTTGATGTGTTCGGCCAGCTTTTAATACCTGCTTGATTAATCATACTTGAAGATAATCTAATCACCAGGTTCGCAGGCTTGTCTTTCAGGTATGGTTTTATCCAGGCCTCTTTGGTAGGCATCCAATGGCGCTTAGTCGGCGTCTGTCTACAAACTTCAAAAATTTTTCGAAGGTGTTCTAGATCTTGAACATCGCCTGAGTCATGCCATCTAAATACATCCGATTTTTTAGAGTTGATCAAGGTCACCATTGCGAAGACCCATAACTTTTTTTTCAAAGCCTTCAGCCTCCTATACTGAGCATCCTGAACAACCTTGAAAACATAGCAGCCTTTTAAAGCGTAGCAGGTACTACAGACCGAGTCAGGTATTAATCTTAACTTGCTGCCCGTGTTACACTCGGCAGCAGGTATACCAATTGCCCATCCTGGCATCTTGCCAGGCTTGCTAAGGCCGCCGACTAGATCCCATGCTTTTTTAGTATTCATTCTTCAACCTCGTCAGCATAAGCGGTAATATAATCGCTTAGATTCATTTTAACTTCAGTCAAGGCTTGAGCCTCGGCCTCTTGTTCGCTGTCAGCGTCAAAACTTAAATTAAAATTTTTGACCCATTTGCTGTCAACTTCTAGTGTTACTTTATATTTTCGCATTTTGTATTCCTTTCGTTTATTTAATATAGGATATTATGGCATAAGATGCAAGGCCAGCAGCTCAAAATAAATAAAATTTTTTTCTTGACATATCCTATAAATTCCTATATAATATTCCGCCGCAGAGAAGAGCATGTGGGCGGGGCCCACCCATATAAAAAAAATAAAAATAAATGTTTTTTAGGGGTTGACTATATCCTATAATAACCTATAAGAATATTTATAACTTAACAAATAGAAAGGAATACAGTTATGCAACCATTAAGAAAAGACCACGTTGACCATTACAAAGACTTTGTAAGAGATGAGTTTAGTCTTGCGTCAAATAAAGTAGAGCGTGAAATATCACAACAGGCACAAGATAAAGTTGAAGAGGTCGGTGATAAATTTGCGACTGTAATAAATAAAAACTTGCCTACTCTAATTAAAGAAATGGCAAAAAAAGAAAAAGCGTTGAGAGATTTCCAAAGTAAAAAATCTTCTATGGAACATGATCTCAGAGTTGACGCTCAAGTAATCGCAGATAAAATCACTGAGATTTTTAATAATACAATAAAGCGGAATAAATGGGATATGAATAGAATTAGTATTGATATTCATGATGATAATGATCCTGTTGATTACATAACAAAGAAAATTAAAAAAGCTTGTTATGAAGAAGCAGAAGTCCACGCTAGAGCTCAACATAAATTATATCATGCACTAGAAAGCAAAAAGAAAAAGTGTTTGAATATACTTTATACAGGCAGTCACATTCAACCAACATTGGTTGAGTTGCAAAGAGAAATGGCAACAGCTAACATTCAATTAGATTTACCTAAATCACTGTTAGCTTTACCGAGTAAATAAATAACTTGTGGCGCGAGATTAACACACTCGCGCCACACTAGAAAAAATAGAGAAGAGCATGTGGGCGGGGCCCACCCTAAAAAAAGAAAAAAATGTGTTGCATAAAAGACACACTTTAAAAAAAATGTGGATAACTTTAATTTAGTGTTGGACATTATAGGATAAATAAAATAGACTCTCATTATTAACTTAACGAAAGGAATACAATGACTAAAACAATTAAATTAGACTCATACTTTGGTGAAAAAGATTTCACATTGGAAGAGTTTAAAAAAAGATGGGCTGGCCCAACAAATGAAATTTGGGCTTTCTTAATTGATCACGGTGACAAAGAGGAAAGAGATTTTGGGCAAAAACTTGCAGAAGAACTTTTTCCAAGAGTTGCTGAAAAAGCTTTTAATAAATTTTATGAAAAGCAAAATAAAAAGGAGGAAGCGTAATGACTTATAATATGAACTTTTACAAAATCGGACATTTTGATAGAGAAGCAAAAGATTTTGGTATGCCTCACTGGGATCAAGCCGATAAAGATGCAGTAAGACAAACTGCTGAAAGTATGGGTTGGTTATTGATGTATGTTCATCAAAACGAAATCACTGAAGATAATATTGAAGAAATTATTTTCAGAATGCAATTTGCTGACACAGTTCATGGCGAACCCTTTATGAAAAAAGGTGGCAAGGAATGTACGGTGTCCGAGGTTAGACATCAATTGAAACAACACATTGGTTTGGAAACTAATGGTAGTGTGAGCACCAGACACAAATACATTGTCAACATAGCAAAGAACTTGGCTAATGATATTGATTACAAATTAACAGAGGAGAATAATAAATAGACTTCGTTAAGGAAGAATGGCCATGCAGTTTTTGCATGGCCTATCCTACATTATCCTATGCACAAACTGCATAGCTCATAGAGAAGAGCATGTGGGCGGGACCCACCCTAAGAGGGGACCCTAAAGGAACTATATCCAAATTCGAATTGTTTATGTTTACGCGAATACCCCTTAAAATTATAGGGGTCCCAGACCTACCCTATATAGTTTGATTTGGATAGTTAATCGTGTATAATAGTTTACCACCCATATTGAAATATATGCTAACTGTTGAAGATATTAATAAAATAGAAGATCCGATTGAGCGAAGGAAGCTCAAGATACAGATTATACAACGACATCAAAGAAAAGAACTTAAGCAAGTTAAAACTAATTTTTTATCTTTTGTAAAAAGGATGTGGCCAGATTTTATAGAGGGGTCCCATCACAAAGAAATCTCAGATAAATTTAATAGATTGGCAACTGGAGATTTGACCCGTCTAATTATAAACATGCCGCCTAGGCATACTAAATCTGAATTTGCGTCGTTCTTTCTTCCTGCTTGGATGATCGGGCAGAATCCTAAACTAAAAATAATTCAAGCAACTCACACAGCGGAGCTTGCAGTAAACTTTGGTCGTAAAGCAAAACATTTAATTGACTCAGAAGAGTATCAACAAATTTTTAAAACAAGACTCCAGGAAGATAGTAAAGCTGCAGGACGTTGGAATACATCTGATGGCGGCGAATACTTTGCAGTTGGTGTCCAAGGTGCGGTAACCGGTAGAGGTGCTGATCTACTCATCATTGATGATCCACATTCAGAGCAAGATGTAAACTCACCTTCGGCATTTGATAATGCATGGGAGTGGTATACTAGTGGACCGAGACAACGTCTTCAACCAGGAGGTCGTATTGTTTTGGTTATGACAAGATGGTCTACAAAAGATTTAACACAAAGATTGTTAAACGCACAAAGCAACGAGAACGCGGATCAATGGGAAGTCGTAGAGTTCCCTGCAATCTTACCTTCAGGTGAACCTGTGTGGCCAGAGTATTGGAAGTTAGAAGATTTAAATTCTGTTAAAGCATCTGCGGGTGTTGCAAAGTGGAACGCTCAGTATATGCAGAACCCAACTTCAGAAGAAGGAGCTCTCATTAAAAGGGAGTGGTGGAAAAATTGGGAATCTAAACATATGCCTCACATCGAACACACAATTCAAAGTTATGATACAGCGTATCTTAAAAAAGAAACTGCAGACTACTCTGCTATTACTACCTGGGGAGTTTTTCGTCCTAATGAAGACTCGCCTCGTCAATTAATATTATTAGATTCTTATAAAGAACGTTTAGAGTTTCCAGAGTTACGTCGTGTTGCACTGGAACAATATAAATATTGGAATCCTGAGACAGTCATTATTGAAGCAAAAGCATCAGGACTACCTTTGATGTATGAGTTACGTAACATGGGAATTCCTGCAATGAATTTTACACCAAGTAAAGGTCAAGATAAAGTTGCAAGAGTTAATGCAGTCTCTCCACTTTTTGAAGCCGGACAAATTTGGGCGCCTCTCGATCAAGAGTTTGCACAAGAGCTTGTTGAAGAGTGTGCAGCGTTTCCTTATGGTGATCATGACGATTTAGTTGACAGCACAACACAGGCTCTGTTAAGATACAGACAAGGCGGATTTATAGATCACCCTGAAGATTATCAAGAAGAAGACCAACCCAAAAGAAAAAAGAAATTTTACTGGTAATGACGTTCGTATTTAAACACCCTAGTAAGTATGTAAAAAACCCTACTCTTGTTAAAAACATGAAACATGTAAAACGAGATCAAATCCCACCATTAAGTGGCCCTGATCCACAAGGCTTGATTAATGAATCAAAAGCATATAAACAAGATAAATTGGAGAAAATAAATGGCAGACATAGACAAAGCATTAACCGAAATAAGAAAAACGGTTGAAATAGCAGGGCCCGAGGAACAAGTTGAGGTCCAAGAAGAAATTAACGAATCATTACCAAACCCTGGTGACGCAGAAATTACTCCCACTGAAGATGGCGGTGTAGAGATTGATTTTGAACCTGGAGCATTTAACCAAGCACAAAGTGAAAACCACTTTGACAATTTAGCCGAGTTATTACCAGAGGAAATATTAGGTCCTCTAGGTTCAGAATTAAATCAAAACTACATGGACTACAAAGAGTCTCGTAAAGAATGGGAACACACTTACATAACTGGTTTAGATCTTTTAGGATTTAAATACGAAGATAAAACAGAACCGTTCTCTGGAGCTGCAGGTGCAACTCACCCCGTTCTTGCAGAAGCAGTCACACAGTTTCAAGCATTAGCTTACAAAGAATTATTGCCAGCAGATGGACCAATTAGAACTCAGATCATGGGTGCACCATCTCCTGAAAAAGAAATGCAATCGACTAGAGTAAAAGATTTTATGAATTGGCAGTTGATGGACCAGATGAAGGAATACGAACCTGAGTTTGATCAATTGTTATTTTATCTACCTCTTGCTGGATCTGCCTTTAAGAAAGTTTACTATGACGATCTTTTAGGCAGGGCAGTTTCTAAATTTGTACCTGCGGAAGATTTGGTCGTGCCATACTCTGCAACATCTTTAGAAGATGCAACGGCCGTGATCCATGTGATCAAAACCAAAGAGAATGATTTAAGAAAACAACAAGTGAATGGTTTTTATAGAGACGTGGACCTTGGAGCTCCTGCAGATATTGAATCTGATTTAGAGAGAAAAGAAAGAGAGCTTGAAGGTATACAAAAAACTAAAGATGAAGACGTTTACAATATTTTAGAATTCCATGTCGATTTAGATTTAGAAGGGTTCGAGGACCGAGGACAAGATGGTCAACCTACAGGAATTAAACTACCTTACATTGTAACTATCGAAGAAGGTTCGCGTGAAGTTTTATCTATTAGAAGAAACTATGAAATTAACGATCCTAAGAAAAAGAAAATTTCTTACTTTGTACATTTTAAATTTTTACCTGGTTTAGGTTTTTATGGTTTTGGTTTAATCCACATGATTGGTGGATTATCAAGAACAGCAACAGCTGCATTAAGATCTTTACTAGATGCTGGTACCCTCTCCAATTTGCCAGCAGGATTTAAGATGCGCGGCATCAGAATTAGAGATGACGCGCAATCTATTACTCCAGGTGAATTTAGAGATGTGGATGCTCCAGGCGGAAATATTAAAGATGCATTTATGGCATTACCGTTTAAAGAGCCTTCACAAACTTTGTTACAGCTTATGGGTGTCGTTGTTTCAGCCGGGCAAAGATTTGCCTCGATCGCTGACCTTCAAGTAGGTGACGGGAATCAACAAGCAGCAGTGGGAACGACAGTAGCTTTGTTGGAACGAGGAAGCAGAACTATGTCTGCGATTCACAAAAGAATTTATGTGAGTCTTAAACAAGAGTTCAAAATGCTTGCTCGAGTATTTAAATTATATCTTCCAAATGAATATCCTTATGATGTTGTTGGTGGTCAAAGATTTATTAAACAACAAGATTTTGATGACAGGGTAGATATTTTACCTGTTGCAGATCCAAACATATTTTCTCAAACGCAAAGAATATCAATCGCTCAAGCTGAATTACAATTAGCACAATCAAATCCGCAGATGCATAATTTGTATAATGCGTATCGTGCTATGTACGAAGCTTTAGGTGTAAAAAATATTGATATGGTTTTAAAACCAGTTCCAAAACCAATGCCAATGGATCCATCTATTGAAGCTATTCAAGCTTTAGGTGGTCAACCGTTCCAGGCGTTTAAAGGACAAGACCATAGAGCTCACATTACTGCTCATTTAAATTTTATGTCGTCTTCAATGGCTAGAGGAAACCCAATGGTAACTGCTTCTATGCAAAAAAACATTTTTGAACACATAAGTTTGATGGCATTAGAGCAAGTTGAGGTAGAATTCAAAGATCAAATCTTAATGATGCAACAAATGCAGCAACAAATTCAAGCAAATCCTGCTTTAGCGCAAGATCCACAGATGCAACAGCAGATGATGACGCTAAATATGCAAATAGAGTCTAGAAAAGCAGTTCTAATTGCAGAAATGTTTGAAGATTTTGCTAAAGAAGAGGCTGAATTAATGGGTGAATACGGAAATGACCCTATTGCTAAGTTAAAAGCTAGAGAATTAGACATCAGAGCGCAAGATGACTTCACAAAAGCACAACAATCTCAAGAAAAAATTAATCTTGACCGAATGAAAGCTTTTATGAACCAACAAAACAAGGATGAAAAGCTTGAACAGAATGAAGAGCTTGCGGAATTACGTGCTGCAACTTCCCTTGCTAAACAAGAAATGGCTAACCGAAGTAAAATTCACGATTTTGGTAGAAATTTTAAAAAAAAATAAATATAATAACTTAAGGAGAAAATTATGGCAGATTTAAAAGATAAACTTTCTTATGGTAGTAAAGGAACTGTTGCTTCAGTTAATGCAACTGGAGGTGTAGAAATTGCAACTCCAGAAGTTAAAACAGCAACAGATCCAAGATCTACTATCCTTACGAACCAAGACTCACCTACTAATAAAATTGGTATTGGAGATCAAGTTGAGGTTAGAGGAACTAGAAGAATGTTAAAATCTAAAAGTAAAAAAGCAACTTGGTACTAACATGTGGTTTCAGGCAATTAAATTAGCCGTCTCTGCTGGAAGTAAAATATATGCCAACAAGCAGAAGGCCAAAATGGCTATGTCAGATGCACAATTGTTGCATGCTGAAAAGCAAGCTCGTGGTGAGGAAGCTTACCAGGGAAAACTTTTAGAAGCCCGTCAAGCAGATTATAAGGACGAGGCCGTTTTGATAATTTTGTCGGCGCCCATAGCGGTGCTGGCTTGGGCAGTCGTAAGTGACGATCCGGCTGCAATGGACAAAGTAAATATTTTCTTTGACCACTTCGCGTCATTGCCGTCATGGTTTACAAATTTGTGGATCCTTGTCGTGGCGAGCATTTACGGAATCAAGGGAACACAAATATTTAAACAACACGGAGGAAAAAAATAATGGCTAATAGAAGATTTAACAAACAAGTTGCTAATTCTAGAACACCAATGAAAGTTGGCGGAAGAGCAATGAAAATGGGTGGTGGAAAAATGTCTACTGCTAGAAAAGATATGGCTTCAGGATACTACAAAGACGATATGGGTATGAGAGGTGGAGCTATGTATAAAAAAGGCGGCAAGGTTAAAAAGAATACTAAGCGTATGAATAGACTTGAAGAACTTGGAAGAGTTGATGCTGAAAAAGCAAGAACTAGAAAAGGGAAGAAGAATCTTAAAGCTGAGAAAAAAAGAATAGTTAAAGAACTTAAAAAAGGTTAATTATGAAAAAACCAATTCCAAAAGGTAAAAAAGGTAAAGGCATAAGAAAACTTAAAAAGGTAGCTCCAGCAGTTGCAAAACGAATGGGTTACAAAAAAGGAATGCGAGCGAGATAATGGCTAAACTTTGTCCTGCAGGAAAAGCTGCAGCTAAGAAAAAATTTGATGTGTACCCAAGTGCATACGCAAATATTTGGGCAAGCAAATATTGTAAAGGCAAAGTAGGTCGAACCAAAAAAGCCGGTGGTGGCATCTGTAAAGTAGCTACCAAAGGTAAAGGAAACGCTTATGGAAAGAATTCATGAGTGGATTAAAAAAATGGTTGGACGAAAAATGGGTAGATATTGGAGCTCCGAAGAAGAACGGGAAATATCAACCTTGCGGGAGAAGCAAAGGCTCAAAAAGGAAATATCCGAAATGCGTTCCACTTGCAAAAGCCACACGGATGACAAAAGGGCAAAAGGCATCTGCTGTCAAACGAAAACGAGCGGTATCTAACACAGGACCTAAACCAACTAACGTTGCAACATTTTCTAAACGAGACAGAAAAGCAATTGGAGGAATAATATGAAAATGCCAAACACAAAATATACAGGCAGTTTTATAAAAGGTGGTCCTGGAGAAAATCAAAGTTATAAAAAATATTATGGCAAGATGCTTCAAGGTTTCAAAAGAGGTGGTGACGTAATGCCCAAAAGAAATAAAAAAAATTTTAGACCCACTGAAAAAGGGGCTGGAATGACACAAGCAGGAGTTAAAGCATATAGAGCAGCAAATCCTGGTAGTAAATTAAAAACAGCAGTAACTGGAAAAGTTAAAAAAGGTTCTGCTGCTGCAAAACGTAGAAAGTCGTATTGTGCAAGAAGTGCCGGTCAAATGAAACAGTTTCCTAAAGCTGCAAAAGATCCTAATTCTAGACTACGTCAGGCTAGAAGAAGATGGAAATGTTAGATAGATTTATATTAAACATATTAGGAAAAATAGATGATGCTGTTGCAAAAGTAGAAGACTATGCAATTAAACTTGTAGAGTGGTGTTGGCAATCAAGAGTAAATATATTACACAAAAAAAGGAGAAAGAAAAATGGATGAAATAAACTTAATAACTAAAATACAAAAACAATTAAAAGAAAACTATCAACAAATTGCAAATGCAATGGTAAGTGGTGGTGTTGACAATATGGAAAAATACAAGTACATGTTGGGACAGGCCCACGCCTACCAATATATTTCAGGGGAAATATCCAACCTGCTAAACAAAGGAGCCACGAATGGAAAAGACAGAGACGGCAAAGTCGTCGACATTGGAAAAGACAGAAGTCCCAAAGCATAAAAATGCTTTGGCAGAAAAATACGAAAAAGAAAATAAAGAACAACATCAAAAAGAAGTTGATGGTTACGAACGTTTGAAGACTAAAGAGTCTTCTAAACTACCGAGGCCAACCGGCTGGAGACTTTTAGTTTTACCTTTTAAGATGCCAGAGAAAACTAAAGGTGGATTGTATCTTGGACAAGATACTTTGGAAAGACAACAAGTTGCATCTACATGCGGACTCGTTCTTGAAATGGGACCACATTGTTATGATAAAGAAAAATTTCCTGAAGGCCCTTGGGCCAAAAAGGGAGATTGGGTTATCTTTGCTCGTTATGCGGGTTCAAGATTACCAATAGACGGTGGGGAAGTTAGATTGCTAAATGATGATGAAGTGTTAGCAACCATCGATAGACCCGAAGATATACTTCATACATTTTAACCATAGGAGCATACTATGCAAGACACAGACAAACCAGTTGACATAGATACATCCGGACCAGGTGCCGAAGTAGAGTTAGATTCAGTTAAAGAAGAATTAATTGAAGAAACTGTAGTTGAAGAAAAAACACCAGGAACGGACAAATCATATGAAAACGAACGTGAAACAAAACTTGAAGACGGTGGTAGCGCCGATGACGCAAATGCGAAATCTAATGAGCCAACTGATATTCAAGCTAGCGAAGAGAATACAGAAAAAAAGAAAGAATTAGAAGAATACTCTGAAGGAGTAAAAAGAAGAATAGCTAAATTAACTAAAAAAATGCGTGAGTCAGAGCGAAGAGAAGAAGCAGCTACGATTTATGCAAAAAGTGTTTTAGCTGAAAAAGAAGCTTTAAGTGCTAGACTTTCAAAATTAGATACAGGATTTGTATCTGAAAAAGAAAATAGAATTAAAGCAGGTATGGAAGCAGCTGTTGCAAAACTTGCAAAAGCTAGAGAAGAAAGTGATCTTAAAGCTGAAGTTGCTGCAAGCGCAGAAATTTCAAGACTAGGTTATGAAGAAGCAAGACTTGCTGATTTAAAAGCTAGACAAGTTGAACAGAAAACTGAAACTCCAGTACCACAACAACAACAAATACAACAAGAAGTGGATGTTCCAAGACAAGTGGATTCTAGAGCAAGAGATTGGGCTAGAAAAAACGAATGGTTCAACAAAGATCCCATAATGACTGAGGGAGCAAAAGTAATACATAGACAGTTGACTGAAATTGAAGGATATGACCCTAATACCGAGCCTGAAGAGTATTATTCAGAGGTAGATAGAAGAATAAGACTTGAATTTCCGCACAAGTTTGATACTAATGTTACTCAGGAATCGACTAGACCTACTCAAACTGTAGCTTCGGCTACGCGAGCAAACAGGTCTTCTAGTCGCAAAATTGTGAAACTCACGCCTTCACAGGTAGCAATTGCTAAAAAATTGGGTGTGCCACTTAAAGACTATGCGGAACAATTAAAAATCACGGAAGGAGTATAAGCATGGAAAATCAAGATCAAAAAACTTCACGTGCGAGTCAGACTAGAGAAAAAACATCTCGACCAAAAGTCTGGTCTCCACCATCTTTATTAGATGCACCCCCTGCACCGGCAGGATATGTCCACAGATGGCTAAGAGCTGAGTCTATGGGATTCGACGATTCTAAGAACGTACAAAGCAGAATAAGATCTGGCTTTGAATTAGTAAGAGCCGATGAATATAATGAAACAGACTATGCTGTAGTGGAAGACGGTAAGTACAAGGGAGTGATCGGTCAAGGTGGCCTAGTGCTCGCTAGAGTACCTGTAGAGATCGCACAACAATACGCTGATTACTATCGTAAGCAAGCGCAGGAGAACGAAAGTGCCTTCGATAACGATCTCTTAAAGGAAGAGCATCCAAGTATGCCTATCAGTGTTGATAGAAATACTCGTGTAACTTTTGGTGGTACGAAGAAATAAGTTTTTTAACAATTTCTAGTTCATCATTTAAATTAAACAATGGAGAAAAACTATGGCAAACCAAGATAGTCCTTTCGGCTTAAGAGCAATAGGAAAAATCGGTCAAAATAGAGACAACCAAGGTTTAGCGGAATTTAGTATTGCAGCTTCTGCAACAGCTATCTACGGTCAAGATCCAGTTAAAGCATTAAACACTGGAACTATCGGAGTAGCAGGCGCAGGTGATTCTTTACTAGGATCTCTAAATGGTGTTTTCTTTACAGCAGCCGATACATCAAAACCAACGTTTGCGAACCATCTGAATGCAAGTAACACTGCAACAGATATCGTAGGCTTTGTGTCTTCAGATCCTTACGAGAGATTTGAGATTCAATCAGACAACACGACAGCTTCTGCACAAACGGACGTATTTTTAAACTACGACCTAACTTATGCAGCAGGAAGTTCTCACGATTACCTTTCAGGTGTTGAACTAGATGATTCTACAGGAACAGCTAGTACAGCTCAATTAAGAGTAGTTGGAGTTTCAAAAGACATTAAGAACAATGACTTAGGTGCATCGCACGTAAACTTTGTTGTAATGATCAATGAGCACTTCTTGAAAACGGCAGCTGGCGTATAATAGCAGAATAGGAGATTAAATTATGGCTATATCACGAGGACAACTAGTTAAAGAACTAGAGCCAGGTTTGAACGCACTGTTCGGCTTGGAATATAAACGTTACGAAAACCAACATGCTGAGATCTACGCGACAGAAACTTCAGACAGAGCTTTCGAAGAGGAAGTTATGTTATCTGGATTCGCTAATGCTCAAGTAAAACCTGAAGGTTCAGGTGTAGTTTTTGACAATGCTCAAGAAACTTACACTGCAAGATACACTATGGAAACTGTGGCTCTTGCCTTCGCTATTACTGAGGAAGCGGTGGAAGATAACCTGTATGACAGACTGTCAAGCAGATACACTAAAGCGTTAGCTAGAAGTATGGCAAATACTAAGCAAGTTAAAGCTGTTAATCCTTTGATTAATGGTTTTGGAGGTGGTTTCACTTCTGGAGATGGTAGCAATTTATTTGCAACTAATCACCCAACTATTGCTGGTACAGTGTCAAACACTCTATCTACAGCAGCGGACTTAAACGAAACTTCATTAGAGCAATCTCTTATTGACATTGCAGCGTTTACTGATGAAAGAGGTTTAAAAATTGCAGCGAAAGCAACAAAAATGATTGTTCCTTCTGCGCTACAATTCCAAGCTGAAAGACTGATGAAATCAGAAGGCAGAGTTCAAACTGCTGATAATGATATCAACGCAGTTAGATCAATGGGAATGGTTCCTCAAGGTTACAGAGTGAACAATTTCTTAACTGATCCAAACGCGTTTTTCCTTATCACTGATGTTCCAAACGGAATGAAACATTTCGTTAGAACACCAATCAAAACAGCTATGGAAGGTGACTTCGACACTGGAAACTTAAGATTTAAAGCTAGAGAAAGATACCAATTTGGTGTGTCTGACTTTAGAGGAATCTTCGGTTCTCCTGGAGTAAGTTAATAGATAATTTTGAGGCGGGACACAATCCCGCCTCATTTACAAAATAAGAAAGAAAAACTCATGAAAAAACTTCTCATTAATATTTTTGCATACAATCACCATGCTAAATTTGAAATATTAGCTGAAGATAATGCAAAAGCTGTAGAACTAGCTATACTTGACAAGCTAGGAGAAAATAGTATAAAATGGGAAGATCTTGGAAACAACTATGATTCCAAGACAAATAGAATAACTTTTGAAGAGGTTATAAATGATACAAGACCTATACAAAGCAAAAAGGTCCTTGGAGTTGAAGTGGGAACAGGAGCATCTGTCTAATGGTAGATATACTCTTGAAATGGTCAGAATCGATGACAAAGTTAAAGAAGTCATCACAAAGATCAAGTTGGAAGAAGCAGCAATTGCCCACAAACAAAACACCATAGAAGGTGCAGCTCCAGAAGTTTCAGTAGCTACTTAATAAAAAGCTACATCGTTGAATAAATTCAATTCACATTATAGGCTCTCTTGCACTCTACTAAAAACTAGTATATAAAAAATACACTATACAATTAATTAGAACATAGACGCGTATAGTCGACGGCCTAGAGACTATGTTCAGAAACTAGGAGGATATAATTATGGCATCAACTACATTTTCGGGACCGATAAAAGCGGGAACGATTTCAAATACTACAGGTACAACTGTTGGTAAAGACATGAAAAATACTGGTCAAGTTGTAATGGCACAAACTTTTGCAGTTGACTTATCTGGAGGAGCACTTGCTGCATCAGCAACAAATGTAATCATTCCAGCAAACTCACAAATCATTGATTGTGTTTTTGATAGTATTACAGCAGCATCAGGTGCTACTAACATTAGTGTTGGTTTTGTTGGAGGAGCAGCTACTGCTCTTGTTAACACATTTGCAATTGGAACTACTGTTGGTAGAAAATACCCTACGACTCAAGCAGGTGGAGCTTTAGCTTGGGAAGATATCGGAACTACTGACCAAAGACTTAACGTAACTAACTCTGCAGCTACAAGTGCTGGTGAAGTTAGAATTACTATTTTGTATCAACAAAATACTAATTTAAGTTAATAAATAATTAGTGTGGGGCTTAGGCCCCACATAAATTTTAAGGAGATTAAATATGGCAAGTAATGGAGATATACAAGCAACAAGATCGACTGCAGCAGCTGGAGCTAGTGCAATTATTAGTCAGCCTATTAGACTAAGAGGTATTATAATTTCTTCTGATGGTAATGGAGCCGGTGTTTTAGAACTAACAACAACCTCTAATTCTGGATCTACTTTGTTTATTGGTGATGTTCCAACTGGAGATGTAATTAATTTTTCATTTCCTGAAGAGGGAATTTTGTTTCCAAAAGGAATTTTTTGTAAAACTAAAACTAATATTGCAGCTTACACATTATTGACGGACAAATATTCAGGACCAGGTTTAACAGCGGGGTAATTAAATGGCTAATACCACTTCTGGCACTACAACGTTTGACAAAACGTTTTCGATCGACGAGATAATTGAAGAGTCTTATAACAGACTTGGTCAATTTGACATGAGTGGTTATAATTTAAAAACTGCTCGAAGATCGTTAAACATAATGTTTCAGGAGTGGGGTAATAGAGGCCTTCATTTTTGGGAAGTGGCAAACACTAATATTACTTTAGCAAACGGTCAGAACGAATATAAAATTTTTAGATCAACGTCTGACGGTAATTCTAATGGAGTAACATCTACATTGTCAGCAGCTATTACTTCTACAACAGCTACTACAGGAATTACATTAGCTTCTATAACCAACATGCCAACCACAGGCACTATCAACGTAGGATCTGAAAATATTTCTTACACTGGATTTAGTGATTTAGAGCTCACTGGAGTAACACGTGGGGTTAATGGAACTACTGCAGCTACTCATTCAAGCGGCGATACGGTTACTAATTTTGTAAATCAAGCTACAGAAATTTTAGAGTGTTCATACAGAAATAACTCTAATGTAGATTCACCTTTAGAAAAAATAAATAGATCTCAATATCAGGCATTGTCTAATAAAACAGCTACAGGACAACCCTCACAGTATTTTGTTCAGAGATTTGTTGATCACATTTTAATAACCGTTTATTTAACGCCAGGTGCTTCTCAAAATGGAGATGTTATTAATTTTTATTATGAAAAAAGAATTCAAGATGCAGGTGCTTATACTAATGCAACAGATGTACCCTATAGATTTGTACCTTGCATGGTCGCGGGTTTAACTTATTATTTATCTATGAAGTATGCACAACCAAGAATACAAGAAACAAAATTAATTTATGAAGATGAATTGGCTAGAGCTCTAGAAGAAGATGGTTCTTCCGCTAGTGTTTACATTTCACCTAAAACTTACTATCCGAGTATATAACTATGGGAAATTTATCAAAAGGAAGATACGCATTATTTATTTCAGATCGATCAGGTCTAGCATACCCTTATAGAGAAATGGTTAGAGAATGGAATGGTGCAAGAGTTCACACTTCTGAATATGAACCAAAGCAGCCACAATTAGAACCTAAACCATACACTGCAGATCCACAAGGATTACCACATCCCAGACCGGCAAGAACAGAATTTCCAACTACAGATTTTTTACCAATCAATCCATTTACTATGACTAATTCTTCAACTCAAGTTTCTGTTAGCTTTCCTTTTAGTGGTTATCAAAATGGAGACTTTATAAGATTCTATGATGTTAAAAGTCCTGTAGGGGGAGTTGCAATTTCTACATTACAATTAGAAACTACTTTAAACGGAAATATTACAGCAACAGATACTTCTATTACTCTAACAGACTCTTCTGCTTTTCCTAGTCAAGGATATATTGCAATTGAAAAAATAAATGCAACATCTGGATTATATGAAACTGAAACTATTTATTATAATGGTAATTCAGCAAATGTTTTATCGAATTGTGTTCGAGGAACAGCTGCTCCTTTCAGAGGACAGACTCCCAAAAACACACCCGCAGGTAAACACTCAAGTGGAGCAAAAGTTTACGGTGCTTACGCAGTAACGATGGTTCCAACAGTAGTAACACAAGCGGGACAACCTTCAACTGTTACAGAATTTAACAGTTTTACTTTTAATTTAATTAGTGCTGCAAGTAGCACAGAAACGGGAGGCGGGTTTCAATGTTTAGCTGGACCTGTTAATGATAGATCATGACATACACAGAATTATTGCAAAAAATTAGAGATTATACAGAAGTATCTAGTAATGTTTTAACCGATACTATTTGTAATGGATTTATAGAAAATGCAGAATTTAGAATTCTTAGAGAAGTAGATTCTGATAACAATAGAAGATATGATACAGCTAATTTAATTGTTAATGATAGATTTATTGGTAGACCTGCAGGTTTGTTAGTTGTTAGATCCGCACAAATTGTTGATTCAGACGGAAGTTCTCAACCAAACAATAGAGATTTTTTACAATATAGAGACACAAGTTTTATGTCGGAATTTAATCCTACAGAAGCTACCGGAGTACCTAAATACTATAGTTTATGGGACGAACAAAATATTGTAGTGGCTCCTACACCTGATGCTACTTACACAATTCAATTAAATTATATCTTGAAAGATGAAGGTTTATCAAGTACAAATACTACAACATATATAAGTCAAAATTTTCCCAATGGACTTTTGTATGCATGCCTAATCGAGGCCTATGGATTTTTAAAAGGCCCACAAGATCTCTTGCAATTATACGAACAAAAGTATAAACAAGTGGTTGAAGGCTTCTCAATTGAACAAATGGGAAGACGAAGACGAGATGAATACCAGGCAGGTGTTCCTCGAATAGGAAAACAGTAAGGAGATATACTATGGCTATAACACAGGCAATCGCAAATGCTTTTAAAAAACAATTACTAGAAGGTGATGCAAGTTTTAAATCATCTGGTGGTGATGTTTTTAAATTAGCTCTTTATACTAACTCCGCAACTCTAAACTCATCAACTACTGCATTCACAACTTCTGGTGAAGTTGCGAACACAGGTACATACGCTTCTGGTGGAGATAAATTAACAGGTCAAAATACTTCAATCGCTTCAGGTGTTGCAATTGTTGATTTTGCAGATTTATCGTTTACGGGTGTTACGTTGACAGCTAGAGGTGCAATGATCTACAATACATCTTCTGCAGTTACTAATGCAGCAGTTGCAATTTTAGATTTTGGAGGAGATAAAACAGCTACATCAGGAACTTTTACAATTCAGTTTCCAGCATTTACTACGGCAGCAGCTATATTAAGAATCTCTGGTTAAGGAGAAATAAATGGCATTGGTTGTAAACGACAGAGTCAAAGAGACTTCGACCACTACTGGTACGGGTACTCTTAGTCTTGCAGGCGCAGTAACAGGTTTTGAAACATTTGTTGCCGGTATAGGTAATTCTAATACAACTTACTACTCAATTGTAAATGAGAATGGTGAGTTTGAAGTAGGCCTAGGTACAGTAACTGATGCAACACCAGATACTCTCGCAAGAACTACAGTTATTTCATCATCAAATAGTGACTCCGCGGTAAATTTTTCTGCGGGAACTAAAGATGTTTTCTGTACTCTTCCTGCGTCTAAAGCAGTCATTAAAGATGCTAGCGGAAACATTGTAGCAAATAATGGATCAGCATTAACAAATTTAAATGCAAGTAATCTAGCTTCAGGCACAGTTCCAAATGCAAGACTAGATGCTCAACTACAAGACGTTGCAGGATTATCGACAACTTCTGGAAAAATTATTCAAGGTGATGGATCAAACTTTGGTCTTTCAGCCTACACATTACCTACATCAGACGGATCTTCTTCTCAAGTTTTAACAACTGATGGATCAGGTGCGGTTACGTTTCAAACACCTACAGTCGGAGATATTACTTCTGTTGTAGCAGGTTCTGGTTTAACTGGGGGAGCAACTAGTGGAGCTGCAACTTTAAATGTTGGCGCAGGAACTGGTGTTACAGTTAACGCTGACGATATAGCTATTGGTCAAAGTGTGGCTACTTCAGCTAGTCCTACTTTTGCAGGATTAACAACCACTGCTGATATTAATTTTGGAGATAATGACAAAGCTATCTTTGGAGCAGGTTCAGATTTACAAATATATCATGATCCGTCTGAAGGAAGTATTGTTAGAGATGCTGGCTCTGGAAATTTAGTTCTTGCTGGAAACGATGTTCAAATTACTAATGGTGCAAGGAATGAAACACACATTGATTGCAATAATAATGGTGCTGTCGAACTTTACCATGACAACTCTAAGAAATTAGAAACAACATCTGCTGGTGTACAAACAACAGGTACTGTTAATGTAAACGGAGCATATACACTTCCAACATCAGACGGATCAGCTAACCAAGTTTTAACAACTGATGGATCAGGCGCACTTACTTTTGAAACACCAACTACTGGAGATATAACTTCAGTTGTAGCAGGATCTGGTTTAACTGGAGGAGCAACTTCCGGTGCAGCTACTTTAAACGTTGGAGCTGGAAACTTAATTGATGTTCAAGCAGATCAAATAGATGTTGATCTTTCTGAACTTACGACTTCTACTTCAAATGGCGATGGTGATTTTTTTGCAGTAGTAGATGCATCAAATGCTCAGAAAAAATTAACTAAAGGTAATATTAATATTTCAGGTTTTAATAATGACTCTGGCTTTACTACAAATACAGGTACAGTAACTAGTGTTGGTATTACACCAGGAACTGGATTAGATGCTGGTTCAGCTGTTACAACTTCTGGTACTATTAGTGTTGATTTAGATTTATCAGAACTTACTGACATGACAGCTACAATGACTGGGTCAGATGAATTTATTGTTTTAGATTCAAGTGCAGAGAGAAGAAAAGCGGCTAGTGAAATAGGTTTATCTATTTTTAATAATGACGCTGGGTTTACTACAAACACTGGAGACATTACTTCTGTTGTAGCAGGATCTGGATTAACAGGCGGTGCAACTAGTGGAGCTGCTACTTTAAATGTTGGAGCAGGCACAGGTATCGATGTTGCTGCAGATGCAATTTCAGTTGATGTATCAGACTTTATGTCAAACGGTTCTAACAACAGAGTTGTTACAGCTACAGGTGCAGATGGTATGAATGCAGAAGCTAATATGCAGTTTGATGGATCTACATTAACAGTAACTGGAGATATTGTTCCAGGAGCTAATGATAGTCATGACCTCGGTGCTTCAGACAATGTTTGGAGAAACTTATACACTGGAGATTTACATTTATCTAATGAATCTAAATCAGAAGGTAATGCAGTTGATGGCACTAAAGGTAGCTGGACAATTCAAGAGGGTGCAGAAGATCTTTATTTATTTAATAACAAATCTGGTAAAAAATATAAGTTTAAACTAGAGGAAGTTTAATAAATCATGGCGTTCGGGATAACAGCTTTTGCAGAAAGTCCTTTTGCTGCAACCGGATCACAAAGTCTTACTGTTGAAGTAACGGGTCAAGCTCTTACTATTGCAGAAACATCTCCCGGTGTTGTTATTGATGTAGTAGTTCCTTTAACTGGTCAAGCAATAACTGCTACTCAAGGTAATGTTACTATTTTTTCAGGTGTTGAAGTATTTCCTACAGGTCAAGTTTTATCTTCTAATTTAGGTTCTATAACAACTACTGCAGATGCTAATGTAAATTTAACAGGACAAGCATTAACTTCTACATTAGGAACAGCAGTAGGTCTTCCAAACACTATAGCTGATGTCACTGGACAGAATTTAAGCTCTAACCTTGGAAGTGTATCTACAACAGCAAATGCTAATGTAAGTGTAACAGGACAGTTATTATCAATTACTGAAGGTACCGTTTCAATAACAACTGCTACAGATGTTTCTGTCACTGGTCTTGCAATGACTATGCAAGAAAACACTCCAACAGTTACTGGAGACGCAAATGTAGATGTAACAGGTCAATTATTGTCGATCGCTGAAGGCACTCTTGATATGATAGGTGATGTAACTGTAGACGTAACAGGTCAAGCGATGACTATGCAAGAAAATGCTCCAACAGCTACTGGAGATGCTAATGTCACTGCAACAGCTTTACCTATGACAGCAGCTCTTGGCACAGCTGTTTTAAATGCCAATACTTTAGTAGATTTAAATGGTTCTAATTTAACCATGCAGGAAGGTCAGGCTACTGCAACAGATTCTGTAGCAACACTTACGGGAATTAATATGACAACAGCTCAAGGAAATTTAAGTTCTCTTATATGGACTAAAGTTCCTACAGGTAATGCCCCTCTCAATCCTCCTGGTTGGAAAGAAGTGGCTTGATTTATGGTAACAATATAATTATAATTAGGGATTTAGGAATTTAAAATATGGCTAACGATACTTCAGCAAGTTTAAAATTAACAGTTCAAACAACCGGTGAAAATTCTGGAACTTGGGGACAGATTACAAACACTAATTTATTGATTCTAGAGCAAGCTATTGGTGGATCTGCTGCAGTCGGAATTACTTCAGGTGCTACTTTAACTTTTGCAGACGGTGCTTTATCAAATGGTAAAAACCAGGTTTTAAGATTAACAGGAACTATAGCAGGAAATGTTAATGTAATAATTCCAGAAGAGAGTGGTTCAGGAACAGCTCCAAAAAAAACATATCTTGTAGAAAATGCTACTACAGGAGCACACACTGTAACCCTTAAAACAGCTTCTGGAACAGGTCCAACTTGGGCTACTACAGACAAAGGATATAAAATTGTATATTCAGATGGAACTAATGTTGTAGATATCACAGCAGACTTAGGTGATATATCTTCTGGCGCTATTAATGCTACTGGA